TTCAGGAGCACCCATTTTAAAAGGTTGATGATTATCAGCCTTATACCAATATACCATATCTTCTAATTTATTACTTTTACAGGTATTATCTATGACTAAACATTCATAATTTTCAGTGCATTGATTCATTACTTGACAAAATATTTCAAACGTTGGAAACATACCCGCATAATGTTCATATAAACGTTTGCGATTAGAAACATAATTCTCACGAAGAATAAATACATAATCTACATTACCTCTTAATGCTGGTGGAATACCTAATGAGAACTGCATAGTAATTAAAAATAAGAGTTTAAAGTGCCTACCATTCATAAATATTTGTTTAATAGTTGTATCTTTAATCCAATTATTAGCATCATACATCAAATCATCTAGAATTAAATAAGCAAAAGGGTCAATATTACTTCTACCATACATTCCTTCTTGTTGTTTCATTTTACTAACTACTATTTTTTGTCTCTTTACTAAATTTGCTACTATTTCAGGACTAAATTCTTCGTGTATAAAAAGACTAGGCATTAAATCACCATAAAACCTATTAGAACCTTCGGTTGCTGATATAACAGTTCCTATTGGAACATCACGTTTATAATATAATAAATCTTTTACTAAAAAACTCTTACCTGTATTACGTTTTCCAATCATCACTACAATACTTCCATTTCCAATTTTACTCATATCAAATTTTTTTAAATTTAAATTTGCCATTTTTATAGTTATTTTAATATAATTAGTTTTTATTAATTTTTATTAGTTTTTGTTAGTTTTTAATAGTTTTATTAATTTTTTATTATATATAATACTAATATTTTAATAGATTGTTTATATAGTATATTAAACGTAAAAATAATTAAAATACAAAAAAAATAATTAACTAAATAACAATAAATTCATTAACTAAATAACAATTAATTCATTAACTAAATAACAATTAATTTAATAATAATTAATTCATTAAATCATCTAAATTTGGTGTTGTCATATTTAATGTAATTGTTTCTTTAGGAGTATCATTTTTAGATGTTGTAGAAGGATTATATGTAGAGGGTTTTTTATACGTTGTTGTAGGTTTATATTTACCGCTATTCCTATAATAATTTTGCTCTTTATTTGCCTCACTTAATAATGGATTATTATCATATAACCCTTGTATATTCGTATAAAATTTAGCATCTATATTTTCAGTAAAGACTTTACTCATTTTCTTTTCACACGATAAACAAATACCCTTTTTCTTACGTGGGTTATTAAATTTAACTAATGGAAAGCCACAAGTTTGACATTTAAATATAATTTCTTTTTCTTTTTTTTTAAATATATCTAGACCATACATACATAAATAACAATTACCACATATTAATTCTAAATTAAAACTTGATAAATCATTTTGTATATTATTTTTACGATGCAGAATAAGTTGTATTGGATTATCTATCCATACGTTTTTTACTTTACATTTTTTAGTAGAACAACAATACTCTGTAATAAGTTTATGTTTTAATAATAAACAAATAACTGCTATATCATTTGTAAAAGATGAGTTTTTAATAAGAATTTTTTTAAAATATAAATCTTTAGTATAAAAATCTATTGTTTCTTCATTAAATTCAAAACTTTGCTCTTTTTTTGTTAATTTAATCTCTTTTTTTACGATTTTCTCTGTTTTTTTAGTTTCTTTAGTTTCTTTAGTGTCTTTAGTTTCTTTAGTTTCTTCTACAATAGTTTCTTTTTTTTTAGATGTTTTTACTTGTATCTTTTTAGGTTTACTTTTACTAATTTTAATACTTGTATTAATATCATTATCACTATCATTATTACTATCAACATCGCTATTATTTGTTGAAAATAGTGATTCAAATGTTGTTGATATTGATTTAGAATTATTTATAATAGATGTTTTTTCTTCATTATCAGAATTATTACAATTATCATTACTATCACTATCCATATCAATAATTACATTGTTATGTTCATCATCATCATTATTATCATCATCATTATCATAACTATAATTATCATAATCAAAATCATCGCTATTATTATCACTATTGTATTCATATTCAAAATCAGACATTTTTAAATTTTATTTTTAACTCTAATATTATTTTTAATTTTATAGTTATTAATTTTTTAAATCAATTTTAATATTAATTAAAAATCAATTTTAATATTAATTAAAAAATAATTAATATAAATATAAAAATAAAAAAAACTATAATTAATATAAACTTAAGACACTATAATTATTATAAAACTAAATCATTATAAGTAATAAACTATAAATAATTATAAAAATGAATATTTTTGAAAATTTATTTAATAAAAAACAAAAAGAAACAGAAACAAAAACTGAAAAGTTAGATAAAGAAATAAATAATTTAAAAATTATAAATGAATTAAGAGAAAATATTGAATTGATTGAAAAACGTAATTTATTTATTGAAACACATAAAACTAAATTGATAATAGAAGCAAAATCAAAATTAAATAATAATGATAAAAAAGGTGCTTTATTAATTTTAAATAAAAAAAAGAAAATTGAGGAAGAAATAAATAAAAATCAAGGTTCACAATTACTTTTAGAAAATCAATTATCTAATTTAGAGTCAGCAAGTCTTAATAAACATATAATAAATTCATTATCAAAAAGTAATAAAGCAATACATAGTTTAAATAAAGATTTAAATGTTGATACAATAGAAGAATTAATGGATGATATACATGAAGAACAAGAGAATTATAATACAATACAATCTATTATGGAACAACCATTACAACACATTTATGAAGACGATGAATTAAATAAAGAATTAGAAGAATTAGAAGAAGTAGAAGAATTAGAAGAATTAGAAGAATTAAAAGAATTAGAAGAAGTAGAAGAAGTAGAACAAATAGAAAATAGTGAAGAATTAAAAGAATTAGAAGAATTAGAACAAATAGATAAAAAAGAAAAAAATAAGAAAACTAAGTCTAAGTTATTAATACCATTATAATAAAATAATTAATAAAAAATTGATTTTAAAAATTATATAATTATATAATTAATAAAAAAGAGTATAACTATATACTATATACTATAAAATGGGTTCTGTATCTAATGATTATATTAACAACCAACATCAACAAAATATATTAAATAATTTTCTTAATTTTTTCAATAAAAATAATTATTTAAAACAATGGGTTAAAAATTTTAATGATCCAAAGGGATTTATGTTTACTGAAGCAGATGAAATTACTACAATTTGTAATGCGTGCGACCCTGAAGCAAAACTTGATAATAGTATTGTTTGGTTTTTACGCAAATGTCAAACTATTTTTAAAAATGAATAAATTAAAATAATAAAAAAATTAAACTATTAATTAAAATAAATAAAAATAAAATAAAAATTGATTATAATTTTTAAATTTTTTTTTAAATAATATAATTTATAAAAAAAAAAGAAAAAAGCAAAACAATTAAATAGACAATTAAATAAACAATTAGAAAAAATAGTAAAAAATTTTAGTAAATTATAAAAAATTGTTTTTAATTTACATTAAAATAATATATATAATTATATACATAATATAGTATAAAATAGTAAAAATGTATAATAATAATGATATAGGTGATCGTGTTCCACCTTCTATTAAATTGGAGAGAAAACAGATTAGAGCAAAAACAATTAGAGAAAAAAATGAAGAATTAAAAAAAAAAAATGAATTACCACAGTGTGCCAAAAAATTATTTAATAATTAATTATAATTTAAATGAGGCATATTAGGACTAAGTTGCCATATCATATAAGCACATCGTTCTGGTATTTCTGCTTTTGAACCTGGAGTATCTACTTCTACAACTCGAGTTGGATTAAATTGTTTATAATAATTTACAATATCAAGATTTTGTGTTGTTAAAGATAAATAAGTAATTTTTAATTTTTCATAATTTTTTTTAGCATCATCAAGAATAAGTTTCATTAATTTTTTACCTAAACCTGTTCCTGCTTTAGAACATAGTTTATGAATAAACATAAAACCTCCATCTTTAGAATATAATTTAGTAGATATATAAGCAATAACTTCTTTATTATTATGAATATATAAAATTCTATAATGATTATCTTTTTTTAATGCTTTCATATCTTTTAATAATGATTTTCTAATTTTATAACATTTACCATCTCCTGTTTGACCTTTACATAAATCAGGAGATTTTTTTATTAGGGATTTAAAATGTGTATAAGTAGTATCATCTATAACTTCAGATAAAGTATAGTTTATATTAGTATTACTTTTTATTGTTTTATTTATTAGAGTAGAGTTATTACTTTTATGTTTAGTCTTTTTCTCTTTAGTTTTATTAGTAATCCCTTTATTTTGATTAGTATTTTTTAATTTCTTTCTGGAGACACTATTTTGTTTCATACTTATTTTATTTTTAATTTTTATTTATATATAATTTATTTATATAATTATTTATATAATTATTTATATAATTATTTATATAATTATTTATAATATATAATTTATATTTTCAAAAATAAGTTATAAAAATATAAGTATTATATAATTAATAAATAAAAAAATTAAAAGATTAATCTAAAACTAGTATCCAGAAAGAATTAATAAAAAATGAAGAATATTAATTTATACATAATGTTATTAGTATGTATTTTTATAATACTACTTTTAGTTTCTGTTTTATATTTACAACATCATTATAAAAATGAAAGTATTTATATTTCTCAATTAAAGAAACAAATTGAAAATAAAGAAAAATTAAATAAAAATGAAACACAAACAGCAGTAAATCCTTATTATAATGATTATAATTATTATAATGATTATTATTGGTTTAATCCTTATAAATATTGGTATAATAGACACGATTATAATGATAGACATCATAGTAATCAGCCATATTATAAACATAAAACAGTTATAATTAATAAACAACCAACACTCGCACCCGCACCAACACAAGCACCCGCACTCGCACCCGCACCAACACAAGCACCCGCACCAGCACCAGCACCCGCCCCTATTGTTACCGTTAGTTTAACACCTCCTGAAACACAAGAAATATCTCCCCTTCCTACATTATCAGCACCTGAAAATATAATGCCTGAGAATATAATAATGCCTACATTATCTTTATAAAAAATAAAAAATTGATTATTATGAATTAAATCATTAAAATTATTAAAATTATAAGTGTAATTAATACAGTTTTTGATTATAAAGTTTATTTAATTATAAAGTAAAGTAAATTATAAATAAAAACAAAATGAATAATAGTATTAATAAAAGTTTAAATGAAAATTATAATAAAGATGAACTTTATGGAACTAATTTAATGTTAGTTTATTGTGTCTATCACGGGGTATGTTATCTTAGAAAATGCTCTAAAACAGAGTGTGAAAAATATGAAGTTCCATTAAACTATAAAGCCCCTCACTCAAAACATTTAGGTGTATGTGATGAAACTGATTTATATAATATGGGAAGTTTTAATTTTTATGAAAATAAAGAAACAAATATTATAGATATATTAGTTATTCAAAAAATTAGAATAGATTATAAAAAATTTGCTAATGGAACAGAATTTAGTGATTTTTATAATAAAGATACAGACACTATTACTGATGAATGTGGAAATGAAATACACTATAAAAATAATAATCTTATCGAATGGTTTGAATATATTCAATCTAATAAAGCAAATATTGGTGATTTTTTAAATGAAGGTGAATCATTTTTTAATTATTAAATATAAAAAAAATATAATAATTTTTATTTTTTAATATTTTTATTTTATTCTTATTAATTTATATTTGATATAAAAATAGTAATATTAATATAATTTTTTTTAATATAAAAAAATAATATTAAGTTTAATTAAAAAATTGATTTCAATAAATAATAAGTTTTATATTAAAATTTAATTTATAATTAACATAAATTTAAAAAGTATAACATTAAAATGTCTTATTTAATATCATCTTTAAAAAAAACAATACCATACATTAAATTTTTTGATGTATCTATGCGAGATGGACTACAATCCTTACCTGCTACATATACATTAAAACATAAAAAAATAATGTTAGATAGAATAATAGATACATATAAACCTGATTCTTTAGAAATTGGGTCATTAGTATCACCAAAAGTTTTACCACAAATGAAAGATTCGCATGAATTATATAAACATGCAAATAAATATTATATTAATAAAAATAATGCATATATACCACAATTTTACTTATTAGTTCCACCTACTGAAAAACATTTAGAAATGGCAGAAAATTTAAATGTTAAAAATATTTCAATTATGTCATCTGTTTCTAATAAATTTCAAGAAAAAAATGTTAGATTATCACTTTATGAAACACGTAATAATATTATAAAAGCAGTAAATACAAATTATACTTTAAAAAATCAAAATAAGTTTAATAATGTAAAAGTATATATGTCTTGTATATCACATTGTCCTATTTCAGGTAAAATTGATAATGATGTCATTGTAAATGAATTATATGAATATTTAAATATTGATGCTATTGATGAAGTATGTATATCTGATACGTGTGGTAAAATGAGTTTCAGTGATTTTAAACATATCATTGATTATTTAAATATTGATATGAAACATAATTTAAGAAAAGTAAGCCTACATTTACATTGTAATGATAATTTAAATTATTATACTATTAATAAAATTATAAAATATTCACTACAGAATAAAATATATAAATTTGATGTGTCTTCTTTAGATGCTGGTGGTTGTAGTATTACATTAAATAATGATGAACTAAATAATAATTTATCTTATGAAAGATTTTATAAGGCATTATATTAAAATTATTTTATTATAAAATTATTTTATTATAAATATTTTTTATACATTTTTAAATTTTTTTCTTTTTCAATTGTATAATCCACAATTGGCTTAATATAATTAATTGTGATTTTTTCCTTTTTATCACTATTTTGTTTATTATTTTTATCACTATCTTTTTTATCAATTAAACTATAGTCATTATGATATTCATACCATTTATGTAAATGTGATGATTTAACATTTTTTAATTCAGGGAGCCATTTTTTTATATAATCTCCATTATTATCGTGTTTAGAACTTTGTATCCAAGGGTTCATAATTGTTTGAGAAAGGGGACGTGATGTTGTTCCACTAGAATTAGAACCACTAACTTGCCAGCCAAAATTATTTTGAGTTGGGTCATAATCATATAATTTAGAAGCAAAATAACGCTCTCCTAATTTCCAATCAATATGTAATAACCTACATAAAAAATTAGAAACAACCAAACGTCCTCTATTATGCATATAACCAGTAGTATTTAATTCATTCATAGCAGCATCAACAATTGGATAACCTGTTTTACCATCACACCAGTTTTTAAAATGCTCTTTACTTTCTTTATCTTCTTTCCATTTAATGTTTCTATAACTAGGGTTTAATGCTTTTTCAGTATATATTTCTGGATGATAATGAGATAAATTGTAAAAAAAATCACGCCAAAACAATTGCCTAATTAATCCTTCATCTCCTGATTTTCCCAATTTTTTAAAAGTCCAATACACTTCTCTTATACTAACACAACCAAATTTATTAAAGGGGGATAAATGGGTTGTTTGATAAATAAGATTATCACGTTCTTCATTATAATTACTCCATTCTTTAATACTTTTTAATATCTTTAAACCACAAGAACGCCCACCACATTCTGGAAGGCGGTCATTATAATCTCCCATAATTAAACCATTAGGTTTTATAATCTCATCTATTGTTAATACTAAATTATGTTTGCTAGATTTACTATTTAATTTATCTAATACATCTTTAATTAATTTATTAGTTGAATTGGATTTATTAGACTTATTATAATAGTTGGTATATTTATTATTAGTGATTTTTTTTATTTCTTTTTCTGATGATGTTCTCCAGAAAGGAGTAAATTTAGTATAAGGTGTGCCTGAACCAGTTAATACAGTTCCAATAGGATTTAAACAAATATCATCTATTGATAAACAATTTATAGTATGTTTTTCACATAGTTTTTTTATTTTAGCATCTCTCTTTTGACTATAATTTGTATAATCCATATTAAATGAAATTGTTTTAACATTGTTTATTTCTTTTATTAATGTCTCTAGAATACTATATTCATCTTCTTTATCATTTTCATAAAAAACTGTTAGATTACTATTTTTAGAATGTAATTGTTTATCTAAATCTTGTAAAGAATAACATAAGAATTGTAAGCAATTATCACTACGATAAGGATTTTTATTTTTATCAATTTGTTTTTGAGTAAAAATAAAAATAGGTAATACAAAGTCGTGTGTTTTACAGGCTTCTATAAGAGTAGTATTATCTTCTAAACGATAATCTCTACGAAATATATGAATACAGATAGTTTTTTCTGTCATAATAAAAAAAAGTTAATAAAATTTACTTATAATTATAATAGGTATTTTTTTATTATTATAATAGGTATTTTGTTATAATTATAATAGGTATTTTTTTATAATTTTAAATTTATTAAATATAATAAATTAATTTATTTATACTTTATTTAAGTATTGTATTATCTTCATTACCATATTCATTACCATCTTCGTGATTAGTATATATATCTAATCCCCAGCAATTACATTGTGCACAACCGTCCCACATATTTCCACAATTATCACATTTAACAAAATCAACAAAATAATTTGCGTCATTGTCATTATCATCTTCATCTTCATATTCAGTATCATTTAATTCATTACAATCGCATCTTTTATAACCTTGCCAATAATAATTACATTTTTTACAGACTACTAAATTTGAAGATAATTTGGAGTGAGGATGATTATCTATATACTCTTTTGTTTTATCATCATTACAATGACACATTATTTCTGTATCTGATATTTTACTACATTCTCTACATTTAAAAACTTCAGACACTTCATTTTCACATTCATTTTCACATTCATTTTCACATTCATTTTCACATTCATTTTCACACTTATTTACACATTCAATATTAGACATTATTAAAAACAATAGTTTTACAAAGAAATAATATAATAATATAATAATAAAATAATAAAATAATAAAAAATCAATTTTATATTTATTGAAAAATAAGTAAATTATTTTGGAGGTTTAAAAGTTAATTGTGATAATTCTATACTACTAAATAATTTTTTAGCATTATTTTTTTCAAATTTATTTAATTTATTATTTTTATTATAGATATTAAAATTATTTTTAGAATTTAATGTAATAAGTTCTCCAACTTTAGTATAACATTTATTTGTTTCACAAAAAGCAATAATATCTAATTGACTATCATTAATTACATCAAACATTGTTATATTTTTATTTATAGTTTTACTAATTAAATTATTTTGTTTCATATATTCTTCTATAACACACATCGATATAGTAAAATTTAATAAAAATTTATGTATTATTAGATTATTATTTCTAAATACATCTAGTAAAATTTTCATAATTAATGATGTTCCCATACTATCATTAATCATATCTTTAAAAATAAATGAAACATCTTCATCAAAGGTTTTATTAATAAAATAAGGTATAGTTAAATCATTATTTATTTTTATAAAATCTTTTAAAATTTCTATTAATTTATCAATATCATAGTTAATTAGAGCAAACCAAAAATCAGTAGTTAGTTTAGTATTACTATTTTGAAAACAAATACCACAATCGTAGATTATCATTTGAGTAAGTTTAGTAGTCTCATTATATCTAATTTTCCAATTTTTACAATGTAAATCTCCGTGAATAAAATTATCAACAAATAACATTTGATAAAAAAAAGATATAAAATTTAAAGATGTTTTAAATTTTACCATATCACTTAGAGTAGAAACGCTTTCCCCTTCAACATATTCACTAATAAGTATATCATTTGATTGAAATAGTATTTTAGGAAATATAACATAATCTGAACTTTCTTTAAAATTTTCAATAAACTGTTTTACATTATTTGCTTCATTATTAAAATCACATTGTAAATTTATATCTTCTAAAAAATCATCTATATTAAAAATTAAATTATATTTCATTTTAAAATAATGTATAGATTGTATATATTTTAGAATAGTAATTAATTCATACTGATTTTCCAAATCTTTTTCAATTGTAGGATGTTTAACTTTAATAGCAACTTCTAAACCATCTCTTTTACGTTTACCATAATAAACTTGTCCTATACTACCAGAAGCAATTGGTTTAAATGTTGATATATCTATATAATCTTTAAGTTCAATACCTAACATTGATTCTTTAAATATGTTAATAGTATGTTCTAAGTCATGGTAAGGACATTGTTCAAATATATCTTCAAAATAGTTTATCAATTTAATAGAAATTTTACTTTCAGTTGTATCAATATGTATAATATTTGCTTTTACTTTACTAATATACCATTGAAAAAATTTAATATATAAACTACCTGATTTAAAAATAATATTTTTTAAAGATTGAAGTAATTCTAATCTACGTTTTTCATTTTCATTTATAGGTTCATTTTCATCATTATCTATTTCTATTTTATATATATTTTCAATATGTGTTTTTATACTATATAATGTTTTTAGTTGATTATAAATTTTATATAGATATGTAAACATTATTTCACTTATTTATTTAATTATTATATATATTTATATATTTATATTTATTTTTTAATAATAAAAAATATTAATTACTAATAAAAAATAGTAAAATATATACAAAAGAAAAACGTATAAAATATAAAAGTATAAATAATAATAATTTAAAATATAAACATATATTTATAAGTATAATATAATTATTTATAATATAAATAATAATATAAACATAAACTAAAATAGTATTAATTATTAATTATAAATTATTAATTATAAATTATAAATATATTTAAAAATGAGTGGTTTAGCAGATATGGTAAAAGATATTACTTATTTTTATATTAAGTATTATTATGAAAAAGAATTAACTGACACAAATCAAACTAAATTAAGTGAAACAGCAATTAAAACACTTATTAATAAATTATATGTAGAAAAAGCAACTGAATTAAAAAAATACATTAGAGATACATTAAAAGAAAATTTAAAAGAAGCCTATAGTTCATTTTCAACAGAAAATATCATACTTGAAATGTTTAGCGATCCTGAATATTCTAAACATCGTGTCTTTTTAGAAATTATGAATTTTCAAAATAATTAAATTTTATTTTTATTTTTAATTTTTTATTTTTAATTTTTTTATTAATAATAATTTAATTTCTTCTATAAATTTAATATATAAAAATGAAAAACAATAAAAAAATAAATAGTAAAAAAACACATAGTAAAAAAACAAAAACACAAAGTAAAAAAACACAAAGTAAAAAAACACAAAAATGTGCCCCATTTATTGAACCAATTGATGTATCTAATTTATCTAAAAGAAAAAAACTAAAAAAGAAAAATGTAAATATTATTAAATCAGCAACAAGTGAAAGTTGTTTTACAATTGAAGCATTACGTAAAATAGCAACTAAATGGAATGAAACCCATCCTCAAATGAAAATAGAATTTTCTAATATTACTACTGGTAAAACATTATGGAATGCTATACATAATGTTATGAAATATAAATGTAATGATGAAGTATGTTGGTTAAAACAAGATTTTATTAAAGACAGTTATTTACAAAAAGAACTCTTAAAAAATTTCAAACCATTTATGCCTAAATCTTGGAGTGAAAATCCAAGAGAATGGTTAAATACAATTGATATTAGAGATGTTATGAATCAATACGAAATCAAATATCCTGAGTTTGAGTTTATTGGTCCTGTGCCTATGGATTTTGATACTAAAGTTGGGTTTGGTGAATGTGTTGTAGATGAATTATGTAAAATAAATTTATCTGAATTAATAAAAAAAAATAAAACGAAAATAGGGGTCATTTTTAATTTAGATAAGCATACACAATCTGGAAGTCATTGGGTTGCTATGTATTGTGATATTAATAAAGGTGAAATATGTTATTGGGATAGTTATGGTATAAAACCTAACTCTGAAGTAGTTGTATTAATGAATAGATTAAAAGAACAAGCATCAAAATTAACTAAACCTATTAAAATACAAATCAAAATTAATAAAGTTAGACATCAATATAAAAACAGTGAATGTGGTATGTATTGTATCTATTTTATAACTAGTTTATTAGATGGTAAAACATTTAAAAATGTCGTTCAAACAATAGTTGATGATGATACAATGAATGGAAAAAGAAATGATTTTTATAATAAACATAAGTAATATAAAATAATATATAAAAAATAATCTAAAATAATCTAATTTAAAATAATATGTTTTAGTTAAATTTATCTAAAAATTGAATTTTATAAGTAAAAGTTTATAACTATAATTACTTTATTTAATAAATAAATTTGTAAAAATGGAGAGTGGAACATTTGAAGATATAACAGAACAAACATTATCACCAACATCAACACAAATACCTAATAAGATTTATTGTACTATTGAAGTTTATATTGATAATTTACAAGAAGTATGTGCGTGTATTTGTGATAAATGTGAAATGAATAAAAAAGAAAATTTTAATTATTTATTAACATTTTTAGATTATATTGAAAAAAATAAAGATTATGTAAAAAATGACTACCAATTGTGTAATTTAATTAGTTCTATTTTACCTTTAACTTTATATCTATGTGAAGGTAGTAGTATTAATGAAATTAATGATTACAAGAAAAAACATAATCAATGCTTACGTATTTGTTATGAAAATGAATAAAATGATAAAAAGTCTTTAGAAGGGTTTGGAAAGATTAAATGTATTGAATATATTGATTTTATTGATTATTGTTATTAATCTTTTATTTTTTATAATTTTTCTAGTTTTAAGAAAAACAAAAAATAGTTTATTTTTTAAAACAATTTATTTAATTTTTTAAAAAAGATTAATATAAAAAATATAAAAGTATAATATAGAATTATAAAATATTATAATATAATAAATAATTATAGATAATATTTAATACTATTAAATTATATTAACCATTATTAACTATTAATAAATATTAATAACCTATAACTATAAAATATAAAATGAGTGAAGATACTATTAACCAACTTTATTATTCCCAGAATAATCTAGAGAATACCTTTAAACAAGTTTCTAATGAAATTATGAAAAGAACAAACAAAGATATTTCTAAAAATTCAGCCTATAGAACAACATTTAATAAAATGGCATCAATAACATATGATAAATGTCCTCAAAATGAAAGAAATTTATCAACCATTAATTCACAACTCGTTGATAAATCAGTTGGTTATTTTCATACTAAAATTTTTGAAAAAGAAAGTAATAAAAGTAAAATGAATGTAAATACAAATAATACAAATAATAATACAAATACAACTAATAACAATGTATCATCTTTAACTAATACTGATACATCACACGGATTTACTATGATAAAAGAAAATGAAAATATTGATAATAAATATAATGAATTATTAGCACAACGTAGTAATAATAATGGTGGTGGAAATCCTAATACTTATTTACCTCAACCATCTATATCATCATCTCAATATGGTAATGGTAATGGTAATGGTAATGGTAATTCTAATGAAACCATAATGAATGATTTTAAACATAATACAAATCAACCTCAAAGTAAAAATGATAAAGCGTGCACTGATTTTACAGTTAAACCTTTTAATTTAAGTGATGATATGACTGACACATTATTTAATACTGAAAATGTTGATAGTCCTCTTTATCAAAATATTGAAAATTTACAAAAAATGGAAGGTTCTAATCCAATGGCTATGTTAGAAGATTATCAAAAACAACGCAATCAACAAGTTCAGTATCACTCAGAAAATTATGAAAGAAATAAAAATCAAAATAATACCCAGCGTATTAATAATCAACAGAATAATCACTATACAAATGATATTTCTCCCAACCCAATTAATCAACCTACTAATGGAAACCAAATAGTATTAAGCAAAAATAATACGAATGCTACTACTAATATTAGTCAAACTATTGTCGACCCAATGGATTTATCTAACTTAGGTAATGAATATACTCAAAATATGTTAAAAAAAATAGAAAAACATATTGTTAATGATAATAAATCTCAACCCACATCTAATGTTGATTTAGCAAAAATGCAGGAAGCATTAGTTAAATTACAAAAAGACACCCAACCTGATTATATTGAAAAAGTTCATTATATAAATGTAAATAGTGTTGATAGACAATGGGAAGAAAATGCCGAAAGTCGTTTTAAATTCCGTGTTAAATTTAATCAACATAATGAATTTACAGGTGCCGGTATTAGTCAAATTTATAAAAATGTTGTTAGTGTTGAATTAGTAAATGCAATTTTACCTATGGATTCAAGTATTGTACCCTTTGATACGCGTCTTTACAATGGTTTAATGAAATACCCTTACTTATTATTACGTATTGATGAATTAGACAGTGTTTTTAGAGGAACTAATAATTGGGTTGATAGAGCATTTTCAACACTTATATTTGATAAAGTATTTTTTTCAAGTGTATTATCAACCGAGTATATATCAGGGGCTGGCACAAGTATTGTTAATTCTACCCCAAAACAAGGTTTTACAAGTGAATATAATAGAGGGTTTATGAAATTTAATCCCGCTTATTTTGAAAAGAAAAAGTTTTATAATAATCCTTTAGCAAGTTTAAATAGTATGTCAATCTCAATTACTGACCCAAGAGGCAATTTTATAAATACACAAAGTGATGTATTAACAAATACAGCAATTACATTTACAGGAACATTAGATACTATTGGTGCTACATTAGAACTAGGTGCTTCAAATGCTTACCCCTTTAGCACTCATTCAGACCATAAAATGATTAAAATTGAAACAACAACCTATTTTTCAAATAGATTATTTAGAGTAGGTGATAGAATTTTAGTAAAAAATTTTACAATGAATACTACAGGAACAGATAATAGTAGATTTCAAACATTTATTAATAGAGAAGAAGGTCATACTATTATTAATTTAGACTTAGAAACCAATGGATTAGCAGATACTAATAATAGAGGTTTTATTAAAAACTTATATATTAGTCCTCCAGGAACATTAGATACCCTAAATCAAACTGTGGATGATAGCACTTATTATGATGAAACAAATTTAAATTTTACAAGTGCTACTTATGGAACATTAATTAATATTGATTTACAATCTCATTTACTCTTTAGAATAGTCACTAGAGACCCAGATACTTCAAATACATTAAAACCTATTAATATTTATTAAGTTTTTAGAAAATAAGTTTTTGAGAAAAACTTATTTTCTAAAAACTTATTTTTTAATTTCTGTATAATTCAATCTATCACTATAAAATTCAACTTTACCACAACTAACACACGTAAATTCTTTAAACGTATTATCAAAAAAGTTTGTATTTAACAGAAATCCTTTTAATCGTGTTGCAAGTTTCATTCTTCTCAATTTAAATAAATTATTTTTACATACAGGACATTTTAATTCAGGTATTGAAAATCCAGTTTTTGATTTTTTATAACTAATATTTTTATATACTGACGGCTTTTTTTTATTCAATAAACCGCCTTTTTGTGTTTTAGGTTTATTTGTCTTTTTATTAGACTTTTTATTAGACTTTTTATTAGACTTTTTATTTGTTTTTTTAGTTAAAGTTAAATTTTTTTTAGTTAGCATTTTATATTAAACTATTTATTAAACTATTTATTAATATTTTTTTATTTATTAATATTTTTTATTTATTAATATTTATTAATATTTTTTTTATTTTTTAATTAAGTAAAATTT